TAAAAACAATATAAAGGTACTACCCTGCTTTTTAGTAGGTAAGCCCACTAAAATCAACACCAACGTCAATAATGTCGGTAGCTAAGTCGGCAATGAAAACTTCATGCCCCATGAACGTCTGTTTAGCTACAGTAAAGTCAGCATGACAAGAAATCTGCTTGAGTTTAGTTGCAGTCTTATTGTTCATGTAAATACGGCGAATTTCAATACCACGTTGGTGAAGAATCTTTTGTTTAGCTTGGTATTGTTGAAGAATACAATTCAAGTATTGTTGGTCAGTCATTTTACACCTGCTTTTATCAACAAAGATTTAAACAAAGCAATAAACGACTCAGAAGAGTCGTCAATATGCTTCCCATTATCTAAACGAATTGTTCCGTAGAACTTACCGTTATAAGGGAATATGTACATTATTCCGTATCCCCTTCAATAAGAGCCCATCGACCACCTGTGAAAGTCACTTCTTTACCATTTGAAAAAGTAAGTAATAATGAGCAATCGGTGTTTAAACCAATAGCGTCATTCCTTGGATAAGGGTAATCCTTATTTGTTCTATCACATTGTGCTTTAACAAGAACATCGCCGAATATCTTTTTCAATCGATTAAACACTTCGAAAGATACATTTGTCAGGTTATGCGGTTTAATTTCCATCAAATCACCTCTTGATCTTCAAGGCTAGTTACAAGACCATCGAAATCTTCGCTTGGGCCAAGTAAATCCGCCATCATTTGAACAGTAAATAAACTGTGTCCCGTATCTTCAGCGAGGCATTCAAGGTAATGTTTACGGTTGCGATAACCTTGTTCTTGCCAAACTGTTTTCTTTGTTTCTTTCTTTTCGCACATAATATTCCCCAATAGTTGTTCGTGACGGTAGTTATGTACCGTCACAGATTGTTGTTTACAAATCAATTAAATCTTGAACAGAGTCTTCTAAGGTGGTAATAAGACCATCAAAGTCTTCACTTGACCCAAGTGTATTTGCAATAAATTTCACTTTTTCAAATGGGACACCCCATTGAATTGAAAGGTCTAGCAAATAATCGTTACGATTAGCGAAAGGTTTGTATGTTACAGCTTCTTCAGCGATGCGCTTTTTAACCACAATAGACCGTTCTTCTGCACGAGCTAACATTTCGCTAAGTGTCGACGGTTGAGCTTTTAAAATCTTGCGACACATTACCAAGTGACCAGCTTCATTCACGGTAATTTTACCATAAAATTCACTATCACGTTTAAACCATTCTGTACAGTTCCCCATTTTAGTTGAAAAAACTACTTTCCGTTCTTGCAGATAAATACGAGCCTTACCTTGCAAAATGTTACCAGTCTGCGAACAAATGCGTACACGCGGACGGTCATAACTGCCGTATGAATTGGCAGTAAACCCAAGTTCTAACAGCTTGGATATAATTTCTAGTCTTGTCATAATGCACCTTGTTTAACGGTTGTTGTGGTAACTAAACATAACACAACAAGCTAATAATGCAACTATTCATTTGTTCTTGTTAAACCAACGCCTCACAACATAATTCCTTAAAACTGAAGTAATTGTGAATATCGCAACTATCTGAGCGTTTTGACTTGTGGTTACAGTTAGTCCATAGAGCGGATACACAATCATTCCGACAATAAAAGAAATCATGAAACCAAAGAATGTATTGTACATTGCTTCAATAAAACTTTGAAATTTACTTTGTTTCATATTAACCTCTAAAATGGTAAATCATCGTCATCTATATAACTAGCAGACTTAGGATTCACACCATTAATTTGAATTGGTGGAATATCTAACTCGCAAGCCTCCACAGTACCGAAAGCAGAACCATCGAAACAGTGTGCTTTAATTTCAGGAAACTGTTTGTTAACCCACACACGAATATGACTTGCAGCTTTTAAAGATTCTAATTTTTCAAGAGAATTCTTTGTACTTGCTTCGAATGGTAATGTGGTTCGATTACCCCACCATTCACGTGCTTTCCGTTGAGCATAGCCTTCGTGTTCGAAACAAACGTATTCGTCGAACTTACGCAAACCACAGAAATAAGAAACCTTCAGCATTGGGGGTTTTCCAGCTTTCGAGTGTAGCGAATAATTAATGCTCTGAACTTTAAACACTTCGATAACAGGCATTTCCTGTTTAATAAGCTCGCTTGTAGATGCTTGTGCTTCTATTTTAACTTTGAAGATAAACTCTGTTCCGCAGTTAATACAATATCGAACCGAACAATGGTTATAAGTGCCACAGACTTCACAAGTCTTAACTGGAGCTTCGCCACCTTTTTCACCCTTCTTACGAGGAATAACAGGGTCGTTAATTGGGCCAAGAGTTCGAGTATTCCCAGCAAAATCAAGGACTAGACAGTTATGCTTCTGACTGTTAGTAATTGCATGGCGACGACCTTCAATAGTTTGCAAGTCGTAGCCTGGCGCGTAAACTGGTCTAGTTCCCCGACCTAACATCTGTATCCAAAGAACTACAGATTTAGTAGGTCGTAGCATTACAATCAAGTCAATTTCGGGATGGTCGAATCCTGTGGTTAGTACGGAGTTATTAACCACACATCGCAACTTGCCTGACTTAAAATCGCGGATAACTTGGTCACGGTCTTTGTCATCCATTTTAGAATGGACTGCCGCAGCATTAATCCCCATATCCATGAGCATATCTGCAATATGGATAGCATGGTCAACACCTGACGCGAATATCAGCCAAGCGTGTCGGTCTTTCCCTAATTGCAAAGTCTCTTCTAATGCCGCATAGGTAATTTCAGTCTTGTCAACTGCAGATTGTAATTCGCCTTGCGCGTAATCACCTTGCCGTGTAGATACACCTTCTAAGTCAATGACAAGTTTGGTAGATTTCGGGATAGGTGGCAACAAATAACCTTCGTCAATCAATCGATTAAACGAAGTCATGTCCGTTAAGTCATAACAAATGTCGGTAAAGATTCCACCTTCATTTGTTAAACTGCCGAAACCTAGACGCCACGGAGTAGCAGTAAACCCGATAATCTTTAAATGAGGGTTAACAAGCTTCAAAGCAGTAATGAAAGCTCGGTACATTGTCTCGTCGTTAGGCGAAACCAAGTGACATTCGTCGATTATAATTAAATCCACTTTACCTAAGAGGTGCGCCTGTTTTGCGATAGAAGCAATGCCTGCACAAGTTATTCGACAGTTGAGCTCTTTTCGCCCAAGACCAGCTGAGTAGACACCTACAGGCGCGGCTGGCCACAAGGTAATTAACTTCTCATAGTTCTGTTGGATTAACTCTTTAACGTGCGTAAGCATCAAGAGTTTTTGGTTAGGCCAATGCTTATAAACGTTCTGTATAAACCTTCCAATAATAACACTCTTACCTGTTCCAGTTGGAGCAGCAACTAGAGGATTTCCAGTACCTCCAGCTTTAAAGTATTCAAAGATAGACTGAACTGCCGCAGTTTGATATTCGCGGTCTGTAATAGGTTTACTCATAAACTAGGTTTCCTTTCCCAAGTTGAACAACCAGTTAATTGTACTTCTTTTGGAATAGCTCGACCATAAGCCTTGCACAACCAAGAACCGTCACCACAAGGTTCTGAAGCATCACAAGTTCTACAGTTCTTTTCTACGTCACCACTTAGGTGGCAGACGTTCCTGTGGTCACAAAACTTGCAATCAAACCAGCCCGGAGAAGTATTAATTTTAGCAGGGGCTTCATCTAAAAAGACTAAGGTTATCCCCCTGTTAATAAACCTGTCAGCAATTATATTATCAAGGTAAACAAGCTCACCATAAACTTCGTCGTCGTTCTTGTTAACTGCTAGGTACAATGCAACAGTTAAGCCTAATTTTTTCATGTAAATCTGCATTTGAACATAATGCTCAAACTTTGTAGCTTGGACACCTTCTTTTTTTAACTTTTTAAACGAAGAATCGTTGTGTGTCTTAAATTCAGTTAAACAAGGCATAGTAGGATCTAAATCAGGAATACCTAATGCGACACCATCAGTAGAACCACCAAAGTGTCCACCTGCATCACTTACACGAAACTGATTTCCATTAGTATCTTGTTGCCAAAACTGGACGTTAATAGTCAACAGCATTGCAATGAAGCGACCTTCTTCTAAATGTCCACGATTAAACAAGCGAAGTATCCGACCATCGAAGTTCGGTTTGCTTGCCCATCGAAACCCGTACCATAACTTTCTGTCGCAGACTCCACCAATTAAGGAAGCTCCTAAATGGGAACGGAAACCTTCATCTTTGCCGCGATAAGCGTCAGTGATGTGTGGTAATATTTTACCTAAGTGAACTCTAAATTGAGCTCCTTGGTCAGCTGCAATAGCTTCATTAATAGCTGCAACTGTTTTTGTCGCAAGATGTATCATTAGTTATCACCTTAGTAATTGTAGACATTCTTGTAAGAAAAGAAATTTCCGCCTGATGGGTCGCCGATGTTGTGACGGTCTAACCATCCATTCTTATGCAACCTGTGCAGAAAAGCTCCAGCATTTGGAATACTAATTTTAAATTTATCAGCTATGTCCGTACTTGTAGCTTCACCTTTAGACCGAATAAAGTCTAAAATTTTCATTTGTTTTTCAGAAGGAACAATTTTACGAATCAAACGTGTATTCTTTAATATCTCACACATTAGTTCTTGCTTAGTCATTATAGTCCCAATTAAATAAGGGGCTCAACGCCCCTTATTTATCTAGCTAAAAGTTATTGTTGAACCCATGGCGGAACATCAGCAGCTACAGTTTCAGTCACTGGAGTTGCTACAACTGGTGGAGCTACTTCAGCAACTGGAGTGATGGGTTGGAGCGGTGCCAACGCTTCAGCAGGCTTTGGAGCTTGCCAAGGCTGTTGGCCAGCAGGAGCGCCCCAAGCTGGAGGAGCTGCAACTGGAGCGGCTGCAACAGGCGGAGGTGTAATTGGTTTGGCGGTAACTGGAGGAGTCGCGCCTGGAGCAGAACCACCACTTACACCAACGTTAGTCGATGACTTTTCCCAACCAGTAACTTCGTTCTTGTCATCGTACTTTTCGCCAGTGTGTTGGTCTTTAATACCGCCCGGAGTGATTTTTAATTTCACTTTAAACGGAATGTTATGCAACTGCTGACTGTCATTGCACTGAATAACATTCACAGCATGACAAATTGCCGACAGTTGTTTCTGTGCAATTTCTTGAGCCATTGGTGAAGGGTTGACAATGTTAAGTTGTCCAAAGATTTTACGACCTTTAAACTCACCATCGACAATGGAATAACGCAATTTAAGAATTGTTCCAGTTCCAGCAGCAGTTGGAACAACTTCAGAATGTTCAATAATTACATTATACCAGCCAGCTGGAACAACAATATTCGCACTTGCTGGAGGTACATTCGCAGCGTTAAAGTTCAGATTAGCCATTTTATAGTTCCTAGGGCGTTCAAGACGGTGCCCGATTTACCGTGTAAAAATATCAATACCGCATGAAGTATGGAGAGCTTGTGCAAAAGCATTCCAACCAATGTCGGGGGGAGCAGGGATAGAAATTTCACCAACAATACCGAAACGGTTGCCAGCAGTATAGCCCGGAGTTCGACTTAATCCCATTACACGACCTTTGTTCTGTGAAATGCCACGGCTAATTTTACCTTCAGCATTCACAAAAATTGGTTCGTATAAGAAGCCAATTACATCAGCCCATTGTGTGAGCATTTCACGCTTGCCGTATGTTTTCATGTTCTTTGGGGAATGTAACAACAAGTCCCAAGAATCGTATTCGCCACTGTTAGGGTCAACAATTTTACTAGAAAAGACATGGGATGTCAAGACAATGTTAATTTTCCCCTGTACAGCTAAAACATCAAACTTTTTCAGGATTAAATCAAACTGTTCGTTGGCAAGGTTGTAAGCCTTACCATATCCACCGTGAGCAGAATCCATTGTAATTGTCTGCTTACCGCCACGACCAGCTAAAGGGTCTAGAGCAATAATGTAATCATGGATAAAGCGTTCAAGTGCTGTTGTGCTGTCAATGATTAGACTTTGGTACGGAAACTGTCCAACCATCGCATATTGCGTGATTTCATCAATCAGTGTGTTAAATTGCTCGAGTGTGGTTAACATCGGTACTTTATCGACCGAAACACCTGCATAACCAACTTCTAACGGAATTAACAATGCTTTTGGAGCACCTGAACAAAATGTTGTTTTACCCATCTTTTCAAGAGCACCAATTACGATGCGGAGTCCAGTGGGGCTAACACCCGACTGAATTTGGTGAAGTAGTGACATAATTTGTACCTTTATAAAAAGCAAGTTTACCACAGTATAGCAAGCCATACAAGCTGTTTTATACGCTTAACGGTCGCTGTCGGGGCGTATGGTAACAAAAGTCGGGAAACGCGGTTTATCCTTAATACCTTTTGGAAAGAACTTGAACTTAATTACTTTTCCAACGATAAAATGTTGGTTATGGAAGAAATGTTCGCGATCTTCGTGATCCATATTGCCCGGACTAACCGTAATAATTTGGTCTTTGTGTAGAATAACTTGCTTGGTCTGTGGGTCGAGAATGTCTTTTAATAACTTACATTCTAAAGAACCAACCATACCATTCGCAACTTTGTTTTCTTGGTGTGAACTACGGGCTGTTCGACCAAGCTCATTGACAGTTGCTTCATTGTGGTTAGCTTCGCCTTCGGTAATACTAACCACAAGGGCTTCTTCTTCAATGAAGCGTTTAATACGGAGAAGTGTTCCTTGTCTTGCAGTCGAACGACCTTCTTTAGCAATACCGTGAGGGTCACGAATAATTGTACCTTCGTAACCTTGCTCTAAAAAGCGTTCATCAAGCTGAAGTAAATGGTTCATATTATGACAAAGAATACTAGGCACAATACGGATATGTTCAAAACCTTTAACGTCTTTCCAAACATCATAGAACTTATTTAATTCTTCCATACGACGGTAGTATGGTAAGTTATATGTCAAGGGGTTAACGAAGTCGAAGATATGCCACAAGACAAATGGTTCGCCCGTGATGGTACTCATTACACTTGTGGTCATACGACACAAATCAGGGTGAGTGTCCCGTTCACAAGCAAATTCACCATCAAAACCTAAATACTGGTTCTTGCTGAATTGGTTTGTTACAAAGACGTTCGCATGAGGTTTTAAAGAACGACCTGTTAACTTGCCATGGAAATTACATCCACGAACACCGTCAATCTTTGGTTGGACAATCACTGGGAAGCGGATTTTCGTTAAGTCGGCATCACAAGCTAGAGTGGGTTTACGATGTTCCATTATTTCACGCCTTTCTCATAGTTAGGTCGAGGTAAAGTTGGGAGTTTAGGTAAACCCAAGACTTGACGAATAGCTTGCGTCAAAGGCTTAGGGTGGTTATACGGTGATTCAAATTGCACTGGAAGCATTATGCTACTCCAAAATAAAGAACATCCCTGTTCAGTTGTTAGTTAAAGTTCGACGTTCGCAATTGCACCAACTTCTTTAAGGATGCTTTCGCCAAGTTCAGTTTTGTAAAGAGCAACCATTTCATCACGTTCTTTGCGAGCAATTGCGCGTGACAAGACTTGACGCATTTCGTATTCAGCTTTGTTAGTAGCGTCATACTGAACACGACTAACTTTCTGAACAATCCATTTATAATCAAATGGAACGCTAAGGTCGATATGGTCGGAACTTTGTACAGAAAGAACTTTTACACAGACAAAACCATCTGTAGGACTTTCTACAACAACAGTATCACCTTCTTGAACGTCTTCCACTAAAGGAGCTTTGTAAGTGTAAGAACGTGTGCCATTTGGGAATACGCACTTAACAAGTACGAAACCGATTTTTTCTGCAACCGATAAGATTAACAGATCTTGCTTATTCATGATATTTCTCCGCCCTTAGTTAAGGTATCGATAGCTTGAGCAGGTCTACCGATTAGTGTTTTTCGTTGTTGGCGCATACATCTACGAGAAGCTCTATCGCACTTTACATGAACATGAGCCTCATACGTTAGGCAAAGTCTGCTATGGCCAACAATATGCTGAAACTGAACTTCAAGTTTGTACTTTGCAATAGTTTGATTAAAATTCCGTATTGCATCGTTTACAATACTTGAAGATTCTAGATATTTAGAACTTGTCAAATACCTTATGACTTGGTCACAATCGGTACGAATTTTTAATACATTGTTCAACTTAATTAAGTTATTCCTAATTCCATAGTTAAAAGCATGAATAACTGCAAACAATT